CGACAATTGACACCGATACCGAACTATCCGCAGTGAACTCAATCTTGGGTAGCATAGGTCAGTCTCCAGTAACTACTCTTAACTATGAGAACCCAGAAATATCTTTTATATATAATGTATTAAATGAAGTTAACAAGGATGTACAGAATGAAGGCTGGCATTTTAATACTGAATTACACATAGAAGTTAATGCAGATGCTAATAAACATATAACAATACCAAACAACGCATTAAGATATGACATCCATGATGGATTAAAAGATAGATCTAAGGATGTAGTACAACGTAATGGTAGATTATATGATTTAGTAAACCACACTGATGAGTTTACTGAAACCCTATACCTTGATCTAGTGACGCTGTATGCGTTTGAAGATCTTCCTAACCCATTCCAACGTTACATAACTTACAGGGCTGCTGTAAGGGCTGCTACACAGCTTGTATCAAACGCACAGCTTGCACAGCTATTGAAAGAAGATGAAGCTAAAGCTAGAGCATCTTGTTTAGAATATGAATGTGATAAAGCTGACTATTCATTCTTCGGTAATCCGCATGAAAGTGTTTATACATCTTATCAACCATACAATGCACTACGTAGATAATGTCAACCATTACACAAACAATACCCAGTTATACTGGAGGGATATCTCAACAGCCTGATGAACTTAAGTTACCAGGGCAGGTATCTAAAGCTAAGAATGTATACCCTGACTTAGTAGAAGGACTTACTAAACGTCCTGGTGGTAAATTAATTAAATCTTTAAGTGATGGTAGTCTTAACTCTGCTACTAATGGAAGATGGTTTCATTACTACAGAGATGAGAACGAACAATACATAGGTCAGGTATCAACAGCTGGTGTAATTAGGATGTGGACTTGTACTGACATCTATGTAGGTGGTACTAAACGACACAGTGCAGGGGATGAGATGAACGTCACATACCCAGCTGCTATATCTAGTCAATCTACATTAACTACATACCTAACACATACTGATGATGAAGATATACAAACACTAACTCTTAACGATTATACTTATATAACTAATCGTACTAAGACTGTTGCTATGGCAGGTACTACAGAGCCTACTAGACCAGCTGAAGCCTACATTGAATTAAAGAAAGTAGCTTACGCTAGTCAGTATGCAGTTAATTTATTTAATGATAATACCACTACTGCTACTACTACTGCTACAAGAATTAGAGTAGACCTAATTAAGTCTAGTAATAACTGTTGTGCTAATGACGGTTCTATGGTAGCTAGGCATCTTAGACCAAATAATACTCATAGATGTGATGACTCATCTGGAGATCTTAGAGATGCTTTTGCACCTAATGTTGCTACTCGTATCTTCTCTATTAATGATGGAGCTTCTGTAACAGACGTAGGAGCTTTATCAGGTGATTATACATATACCATTAATGTTACGGATAGTAGTAATAATGCTGTTAACAGAGGAACTGATTTATATTTTAGGATTTCTACTATAGGTCAGTCTGTACCTTATACTAATAACAACACAGATCCCCCTCAAACTACATATCAAGCTAGATACACTACCACACATGACATACTTTATGGTGGTTCAGGTTGGCAACAAGGTGATTACTTTTATGTTTGGATGAAAGATGGTTACTACAAAATTACTATTGATGAAGTAAGTACTTCTCAAATACAAGGTAACTTAGGTATCATCCGTCCTACTCCTACATCTTTTGACACTAAGACAACAGTTACAGCTGAAAGTATACTTGGTGATATTGAAGCAGGTATTGTAGCAACTAGTGAGTTTACTTCATCTGAAGTTAAAATTATAGGTAATGGAATATACATTACAAATGGATCAGAATTTAATATAAGTTCTCCAACAGGTGAATTATTAAATGTATTTACTAATGAAGTAAATAATATAGAAGACTTACCTACACAATGTAAGCATGGTTATGTAGTTAAAATTAAAAATAGTATTGCTAATGAAGATGACTACTACGTTAAATTCTTTGGTAAAAATAATAGAGACGGTGTTGGTGTATGGGAAGAATGTGCAGCCCCAGGTAGAACTACTACCATAAGCTCAGCTACTATGCCTATACAGATTGTACGTAATTATGTAAGTAATGCTGTACGATTTGATGTAGATCACATACTATGGGATGTTTGTCCTGTAGGTAATACTACAACTGTACCTGAACCTTCTTTTGTAGGTCAAAAAATAAATAAGATGGTCTTCTTTAGGAACAGACTGGTAATGCTCAGTGATGAGAATGTTATCATGTCTCAACCTGGAGACTTCTATAATTTCTGGCCTCGCTCTGCTATCACATACTCAGCTACTGACGTTATTGATTTGTCTTGTAGTTCAGAGTACCCTGCTATAGTATACGATGCCATACAAGTTAACTCAGGTCTTGTTATATTTACTAAAAACCAACAGTTCATGTTGACTACAGACTCTGATGTTTTGAGTCCTCAAACTGCTAAGATAAATGCGTTAGCTAGTTATAACTTTAACCATAAAACTAACCCTATATCATTAGGTACTACAATAGCTTTCTTAGATAACGCAGGTAAACATACTCGTTTCTGGGAAGTAGCTAAGGTATTACGTGAAGGTGAACCAATTGTAATTGATCAAAGTAAAGTTGTACCTAAATTATTTGATAAAGAATTAGAATTAGTTTCTAACTCTAGAGAGAATGGTGTAATTTTCTTTAGTAAGAAAGGTGTGAATACCTTATATGGTTATAAGTATTTTAATACTAGTGAGAAACGTTTACAACAAGCTTGGTTTACTTGGGAGTTAATGGGTGACATACAACACCATGCAGTACTAGATGATGCTTTATATGTTGTAGTAAGAAATAACAGTAAAGATGTACTACAAAAATTTTCTCTGAAAAAAGAAGATGGTGAACGTGAAATCACTGATAACAATGAGACTACTACAGATACTAGTGATGATATAACTTATCGTATACATCTAGATAATAGTACTGAAGTTGCTTCATCTGGTTTAACTTATGATGCTACTAATAACTGGACCAAGTTTAATTTACCTACGGGTTTTAACGGTTCAGGACAATTAGCTGTTTATGTTGTACCAAGTTCTACAGACTTAACCTTTCAAGGACGGTCAGAGAATGTGTCTACATTTGTAGATGGCGGGGTTACTAAAGTTAAACTCCCTGGTAACTGGAAAACATATGACCCACAATTTGTAGAAGATGGTAGTACAGCTGATGATATAACACCTGCTAATAACATTGTATTAGGTTATCAGTTTGATATGGAAGTTGAATTCCCTACCATATATTATGCTCAATCTGAAGGTCAATCTTATAGAGCTTTATTAAATGGGAACTTAATTATACATAGAGTTAAACTTAACTTTGGTGCAAATGGTTTGTACACCACAACCTTAGATAGAGTTGGTAAGACTTCCTATACTGAGACTTGGGAACCAACCATTGCTAACCAATACGGTGCTAACAGAGTACAGATTAACGAACAATCTACTCAAACAATACCCGCATATGAAAAGAATACAAACTTTACTTTAACCTTTAAATCGACACATCCTACACCTGCCACATTATATTCAATGACGTGGGAGGGCGTATATACAACCAACAATTATAAACGTGTCTAAATACATTCACCCTATCACAATGGAGGCTGCTTTAGAAGTGGCCTCTAATCTATTACCTGATGACCGTAGAGAGGTCGAAGAAGGTCACGGTGTAGATTCCACAGAAGCGTTAGTGGACGCTGTTCAGAAGCCCTCCTGCGTATACTTCGTAGTGCCTAACGGCAAGACTGCTGGTATGGCTGGAGTAGATCCTGGAGGACGAATCTGGATGCTATGCACACCCGCTATTCATGACTATCCTTTAACCTTTGCTAGAGAAGCAAAGCGTTATGTTGAAAGACAACAAGACAAGTTACTGTGGAACGTTGTTGATAAACGTAACAAGGTCCATCTAAAGTTACTTAAATTCCTGGGGTTCAAATTTCTAAGGGAATTAAAATA